TTTGCCCCGCAGTTGAACGCCAAGCCCCACTTACTAAGTCTAAATAAACAAGTCCACTTGTAAAAGCTGATCCACCGTTAAGGCCTATCCCGCTAAGGTTTGCAACTGAAATGTTACCACTATAAGTAGCACCACCATCATTGGATACACGGATTTGAATTGAGAAAGAGCCGGTAGTAGAAGTAGAACTGTTTGTTGCGTTTGCTTGAACACTTAAACGCAACTTTTTCAAACGCGACCCAAGTGTCCCAACATTGGTATAAGTGCTAGTTAAAGCTATATCGTTGATATAGATTGACAAAGCCTCCCCCGTAACTTTAGGGGCACCAACAGACCCTTCTGCAATAGCAATAGGGTTGTCTCTCCATTGTTTAGCTAACTCAGAAGTAAGAGGGGCCTCTGGATCAGTCTGGCTATCAGTGATAACAATATAGTCAGTCATAATTCACCTTAAATAAATGCGTATGGTGGTTCACCATCAGGAAAAGTTAATGTAGTGCCATTTACAAAGTAAGCACCTAACCTCTTTTGTTCGTCTGTAGCCGACCCATACACAGGCGCAGTATTTTCCATAATCTGCCCATATCTACCATTGTAGTTAAAGGCTTGTGCTACTACCTCAATCTCATGGCCGACTTTCTTGTGCGTTTTTCTCATTACTTGCAAAAGAGGCTTTACGACATTTCCTGTAGGGTCTGTAGCAACTCTACTGTCTAACTCAATAACATCAGCCAACCCAAGAGCATTGTCATTATAATCTAAGGTAATGATATAATGCTTAGGTGGAGTATTCAGTCTCTTTAGCAATCTAAGAGATAAGGTTCTCACAACTGCATCCGCACCATTGTTCAACCAACGACAGAAGATTTCTCTTACTTTTGTCTCGTTGTAAGCGTTCACACTTTCTGCATCTGTATCAATAAGAACATTGATCCTGTTGTAGTTGCTCTTATCTTTATGGTCTTTTGTAGGGTCTGTCTGTTTTGAATAGAAGTGAACTTGAGTAATTCTATCTTCATCCTTGTCATCAACATCAATCTTCTTGATATTATTTCTATCAGAGATTTTTGTGATAAGTCCATCTTGGACAGGGTGAGTAGCCTGCAAGCTAATTTCTTGTGTCACATCATCCCACCAGACAGAAAAGCCAAGATCAGAGAGTTCCCCAATCAACTGACTAACACCTGTTGGTTTGGTGATAACAGTATCAATCTTTAAGTTGTTAGCCCAACGAGTAATTTCTGGTTGCCACTTTGAAATAAGGGGAATAAAGCTAGAATTAACTTTAGCAAAGTTTACAAGAAGATCGTAGATAAGGTCATCTACCCTAGTATTTTGGATCACCTTTGCTGTCTGAAAAGTATCGCCAATGGAGTGGGTGGCAGCAACTGTCCCAAACAGACCCCTTCCAGTGATAGTCACGCTGTCACCAGAACGAGTAAAGGATACAACTTCTGAACCAATGGTCGCCCAACCAGAAGTGGGGTACTCTGCCCCAATACCTGTAGGCGTTAAATCAAAAGTAGGAAGGTTTACCGCAGTCATACTTGCAGAGGTTTTTCCTCTAGAGGGTGCAGGACACAAAGCTTTTTTGTCATCTGCAAGGGCAAGAATATCTTTACCCTCAATAGTAACTTCCCCACCAGAATCATATGTCATATTAGTGATAATATAGTTTCTTGTAGAGACAACATTAATTGTACCATTGTCTAAGAAACCATCTACAATACGCAGAGGTCTTCCCGCATAGAAAGGCCATCTAGCTTTCAAGTTTGTAAAGTGAGTGCCTTTATCTTTTGGATTGTAACCAACACCACCAACTTGTGCTGCACCAGAGATTCTTTCTGTTTGATATTTATCAAACCAAATATCATCATCAATAAAGTCTTTAAGTCTTACTGTAACAGTTGCTCTTCTTCCAAAAGCGCCTAGACTTGGATTACTACCAGAGATATTGACGGAAGAAGAAAAAGCACTCACACCATTTTCTTGCAGAACAGGATACCCAATAAAACCAAGGGGAATATTTCCTCTATTGTTAATATAGCGGAGTGTTTTGGTTATTTTAGTAAAATTAGGTTTGCTTTGACAAGTGTTATAAGTATTGTAACATTTATAAGACCCTGTGAAACCTAGTGCAGCCATACAAGGGCTAGTCCCATAAATAAGGGAGCAGTAGTCTACATCAATCTCAATATACTGGATAGGTTCTCTATTCGCCATAAATATAAACCTCCATACCAACACGCATCCAGATGCCATCTTGATCAAAAGTTGGTGTCATAATAGAGTTCTCTTTTCTCCAAACATATGCCACGTCTTTTGTAAAGATACTTGGGCCAGAAGCCCAGACAAAGGCTTTTCCTGTGTTGTAGTGGTCTCTAAAAGGTAGAAGCGTAGATTCCCCAAAAGCCCTAGAAACCGCTACAAGATTAATAACTGTAGAGCCACCCTGACGTAATACCCTGTTTCCAATAAACTGCCCACCGATAGTGTTCGCAGTCAACAACTCATAGTCTCTGGACAACCAAGCGGGTGCATATGGTGGCATAACACCAGCCGGAAAGTTAAATCTAGGTCCAACAAAGATAACACTGATATAAGGTGCAGTTCCTCCACTAATACTGACTCTCCAATATCTAGCAGAGGTAGCAGTAAACAACGCCAGAATAGTGCTGTTATCCGTGGGAACGATAGTAGCCCTTGTTGTCCAGTTAACATTGTCTGTAGAAGATTCTACTAAAATTGTATTACCACTAGAGCCGCAATTATGACCAACAATAGCAGCACTATCCACCAAGACAGAAGAACCAAAATCATTTTTAATCCAAGCTGGAAGAGACGAAGGCTTCCATTGTTTAACAGTACCTTCGTCTCTAACATTTTCTTTTGCGTAGTCTGTCGCCTCGCTAGAGGCAGTTAAAGTCCCTGTAGCAAACTTGTTGTCAAACAACACAGTTGGGAGACTATCATTTTCAGTCGGGGTGTTTGTGATTACAATAGTCATTTTACCTCGCTACGACAAAAACCTTACCTCTTTTGTCATTTTCATTATAGAAAGCGTCGAACAGGTTAATTAGAGTTTGGCCGGAATAAAGAGCATCAGGATCAAGAGAGTCAATATAGACTGTCTGTGGACTTGGCCCTTGATTTCCTTGCGGAACAGTTGCAGAGCCAACACCACCACCTTTACTGCCCCCACCGCCGCCACCTTTAATAGCGGAAACGGTTTGCATACCAGCAGCAAGAACTGCGACAGCCTTTGGAATTTTAGCAAACCAAGGTAAGGTTGGGTCAGCAAGGACTTGGTTAAATGCTCTATAAGCATTGATAGTAGCTTCAATACCAGCAAAGACTCTAGCAGCGCGGGCCATTTTATCATTGCCACCCTGCATGGCTTTAGCCATATCACCAAAGAATTGCTCCGCTTGTTGTAAACCCGTCCCATAACGGTAAGCGTCAAGTTGCCCCATAGCATTATTATGCTGCTCTTGGAGTTCCTTTTCCATCTGTTGATATTCTTGCAGAGTAATAAGCTTCTTATCAAGAGCAGTCTCTAAAATTTGTTGCCTATTCTCATATGCCTGTATTTCGAGTTCTGCTTGAGAGGTAAGAAAGGTTTGAAGCTGTTCCCACTCTTGCTCAAAGGGGTCTGATCCACCCCCACCACCGCCACCACTACTTTCTGGGGCACCCCAATCAATACCGCCAGTACCATTTGGGGCCGAAGGTGGTCTGAGGGACGTTATAGGGGCACCGTTTGCCATAGCTTGCATTCTGGTGAAAGTCCCAGAAGCCCATTCCGCAGCTTGGCCTGTAAAACCGGAGAAAGTAGCCTGGAAATTAACAGCAACATTGATAACTCTGTTTCCAATATTATCAATAGCTTTTGCTAATTGTTCTGCGCGTTTCTTTCCCTCTTCCAAGGCTTCCTGATATTCTTTTGCTTTTCTAATAGCCTCTCCAGCAGCGCGGGCATGGCCTAATTCTAAGGCGAGCATACCTTTGTGAATAATCTCTGCTCTGGCTAATTGATCAGCTAAAGCTTTTCTTTTTGCTTCTTCTTGTTCAAGAGCATTAAGAATTTCTACAGTAGTTTCTAGTTCTGCTTGCTTAGCATCTATACTTGCTCTAATATTCAAAACGCTTCTTTGGTGGGCGTTTTCTAAACTCGCATCAAGGGCCTCAATTTCTGCCCTTAAAAGAGAAGCTTGATTCTTTAAATCTTCAATAGAAGAAAGACCTTCCCCTCCAAACTTTAAAGAATCCCATTTCTCTTGCAAACGTAGGGTTTCTTCTTGGATTCTTTTTAACTTTTCCTCAATTTCCGTTTCATTAGAAACTTCCTCAGAGGTCCGCATCCAAGCAGCACCAAGAGCGGTAATAAGAGGAATACCAATACCAAGTCCTGCGGAGAGTGCAGTTAAAGCCCCAACAGACATACCAAATGCCCCGCTCATTAGAGGTAGAACACCTACTAACTGCGTTGCTTGTTGTCCGAAAGCTACCATCCAGTTTGTACCAGATTGGACTTGAACTAAAAAGTCACCAACCTGATAGCCAACTTGTTGAGTAACAACACCAAACTCATTCATACGAGAAGCAGACTGATTAGTTGCTTGAACGAACCTGTTAGAAGTATTAGCCGTTCCATTTTGGAAGGCTTGATATTCTGCATTAAGTGATTCTAGTGCAGCTTCGTGCTGTTTGATTGAGGTAATACCATAAAGATGTGCTTGGTTGATCTCAGAGAGCGCAGTTTCATATACAGAGGCTGCTCTATAAACAGAATCATACTTTTGTCTAAGACGTTCAATCTCTGCTTCAAAAGCACCAGCGGAAGCACTTGCACTAATACCCTGAGCGCCTAGGCCAAGATTTCTACCAACACTGGCTTGTACTCTGTTTGCATTTGCTCTTTCAAGAGCCTCGCTAGCATCCCTTTGTTTTACCAATTCAGCAGTAACTTGGGCCTCTGCTCTTGCTTGGCTCTGTGCAATCCTTTCGGATTCTCTCATAAGAGACATTCTTCGTCTCTGAGCCGCACCCCACTGATCCAAGTCTCTTTGTGCTTTTACTCCAATAACTTCTTCTAGTGCGGCTGAGACAACTCTTGCTGTGGCCTTGGTTGCAGACTCTAATTGCTTATTCTCTCTTTGAATACGTGCTACAACACGACCATATAAAGGCGCTAAATCTCCGAGGATTTGCTGTAAGTTTTTAACGTCTCGAAAGTCAGCGGTAACATTAAGATCGGCCATTATTTACCACCTTTATATAAATTCTGTCAAGTCTCTTTATAACTTCTACTTCCCAAGCATTGACAATATTGTTTGTCAAATCTCTCCAAGCCATAATCTCTTGATAAGTGATAGGCAATGGTCCGCTATAGCCTTGGGAGCGAGTAGCGGACAATTCTAGAAAATAGCTCCAAATATACTCTAGTTCTGTAGGAAAATTTGGGCCTTGTAACGCGAGTGGGGTTTTACCAATTTGTAACTCAACCTGTTTTAAGTGTTCCCTTTCGGTTACACCATCTTTATCAGGGATTGACAATTTAAAGTCCCACTCTGCATAGTTTTCTAGTTGGGAGACTAGTTCTTCAAAAAACTAGTCATATCCTCTTGGGCTTGAAGAACTTGTGCCCTGACCCAAGACAACTTATCGTAAACTTCTCTGCAAGTCTCTTCTGTGAACTTTGGTTGTTTACCATCAAGCTGGATATTCCAATCTTGAGTGGTTTTAACCAGAAGATCAAGAGTTGCTTCTTCAATCTCTTGAGAGGTGTAGATGGATTTACCTTTTTGGGAACGTTGAATACGTTTATTGGTCTGTTCGTGAATGACTTCTCTATATTCTTTAGAGTGGGGTAAATAAACCGTAATTGTCATTTCAGAACCATCATCCTTTTTAAGAACCTCTCCTGTTAGGGGGTGCTTAATCTCAAAGGTGAGAATGTCTTTCTTAGGGATAAAGTTGCTTAAGTCCATGTCGGGTTGTCCTTATTAAGATAGTCGGGATTAAAATGTTTTGGGCAGCAAACTCCCGACAAGTCTACTGCCCACCCCTTGCGGGATTAGGTAGAGCGTGTCAGAACAATATTGCTATTTTCCGTAGTGTCATAAAGAGCAACAAACGGGATAGTAATAATACGGGAACCAGTGCCCCCTTCAACCGGAACGTCTGCCCCGTTGAACTTCACTCTTGGGAAAAGGAAAGTGTAGTCGCTAAGACCAGTCGGGTCATCAACAGACACTTCCAAAGCTGTTTGTGTTTCATTAAGGAAACGGTTAATAAGAGAGGCATCTTCAAAGTATGCTGTCAGTGTGCCTTCCACAGCAGCCATACCATATTCAATCTGCGGCGTAGACGGGCTGCCAACAACAAAAGTAGGGGCCAGTTCGTTATTGATCGTAAAATCAATGCCAGTAACAATACCAAGGCTAGAAAGAGAGCCACCAGCATTACCCACTCTCATAACGCCAGAATAGGAGTCAAAAGGAGAGTTTGTGGAAGCCGCTGTTTTAACTGGATCAAGAGAAGTTCCAGCAATAGCCATATCTTTTCCAACCATGCTCATAGTGGCAGTAACCATCTGGTTTGGCCTAATAGAGACTGCCATAGACGAAACCATCATGCCAGTAAACAGGCGGAACTGTGCAATATCATTTGCAGAGTCTTCAATAGAGAAAGATTTTGGTGTAGTGCCAACTTTCAAAACATTTGTGGAAAATGTGTTAAAGAAAACACTTTCAAAGAACGGGTCATAATCTGCTTTGCGAAGGTCTGCAACAATTTCCCCAGAAACAGAACGGTTGCCGTGCCTGTCTGTTCTTTGCATACGATCCGGTTGAAGATCATTACCTTGAACCCGCTCTTTGGCAAGTGTAAGGTTTTGCGTTGTGTATGGTAGAGAAATCATAGAGGGTGTAGTGGGAGTGACACCAAAAGTAACCTCTGGAACGTAGGCAAGGCCAGCGCGAGAGTTTTGGGTAAAAGGCATATTGAACCTCGTTATCTATAAGAATATACTGTGACGGTTAGTGGGGTGCAGTAAAATGGTGGAGTAAGATAAGAGGTTCCTACCTCTGAATATTCAACACTTACAAAAATATCTTCGTAGGCAATATCTGTAGTTGCCTTAAATCTGTCTAACAATGTGTCTGCAATTGCATACCCAGCACCACTACCTTTGTTCTCTGGCGTACAGATTAGGATGGTAAATAAAGAATCATACCTAAGTTGTGGGTTTGGTCCACGAACGGCGGGCCTAATCATTGCAGGAACGAATGTAGCCTTAATAAAAGAAGTACCTGTTGTTGGAGTATAGATTACATTTTGATGTGCAACAGCAGGGATTCCGGGTGTAGCTACAAGATAACTCTCTAGAGCCGCTCTTTGTTTGTCTAGAATACTCATTTAAGACCCACCCTATTTTTAGCATTTTCTACTAGTGCGCTAAAAACTACACCAAGTTTTTGATAGACGGCATACCCCTCTTTTGTGGGCCAGCCATACTCTACTATAGAAGCATGTGGGGTATTATTACCTACCCACACTCTTGTTTGATTTGGTGGTATTGACCAGACTTGAGAGATTAACTTTTGTCTAGCGGCTTCTCTGTGCATATCTGGGGCAGACTGCCTTCCATGGGAACTAATAGAACCACCAACATTACCTGACCGACCAATAGAGTGCGATAAGATATAAGCCCCTGTGTCATCTGGGGAAGCTATTACTAAGAAGTCTGCAACTTCCTCTAGAATAATGGGTTGTATTTGTTCTAGTTTATCTTCTAGTTCTTTGAGTTGCCCAAGAAAAGCCTTCATAAGTTTAACCTTTTACATAAAGCAATTGACACATTTTAGTAGGGCCAGAGGTAATTTGAGAAGCCCTAGTTACAACCACATTATCTCCAAAGCCAGTGACAATATCCCCTGCTTTGATAACAGGGGTCTCTGCTCCATCAAGAAGTTTATCAGAAACCACAATTCTTCTCTCTTCTCTATCAACAGTCGTTGTCTCTACAATAGAGGGGTCGCTGTTGAAGAAGTATGCTTTTACATGAATGTCACTGTGATTTTGTGTAATCCCCCCGGTTACAGGGTTATAGCTATGGTTATGAAAACTCTCAATTTTTACGTTTACCCCATGCTCTTCAATAAGTGATCTGAGTGTAAAAGGGTCAAACATTAGTCATAATCCTGAATATATTGCTCTTTAGCACTTGGATTAAGGAATTGACCAGAATTAAAAGCAGGCTTAACCCTATCTGTGTTGCTATTTGCTAAGTCAATTTCAGAGACTTTAATTCCACCAGCAGATACGCCTAAACCTTTTCCACCATATCTCTTAGCAAAATCTTGCATCTGTAGCGCGAGAAGGTTGTAGTTTTTAATTCTATCACTGTATTCTGCTTCTAAAGCGCCATCAAGCTGAGTGTTTACCATCCTTGCGTATTTGGATGCTAAAAGTCTGCAACAATAAGCAGCGGCTTGATAGTAGCCAACTGCCTCTGTAAGAGAGAATAGAATCTCTTCGTCTTGAAGTTGTTGGTCGTTTGTATTTACATCGCCAATAAGGAGTCTGACTATATTAAGGCGACCTGCTGTAGTAGTATTATCTAAATTATCAGGATCATATGTCCACATTCCAGTTCTCCTCAAACCTATTTGATTTTTTGCAATTTAGTTTTGCTTCTAGTATTTGTAAGTTCCATGGAACGTGCAGTCCACATACGTTTTCACCTTGTAAGGGGACAATGTGATCTACATGGTATTTAGTATTAAACAAAAACTCTAATTTTTTGGCTAGTCTATACACAGACATAATATCTTTGTGGTGTTGTTCGTTTACCCACTTTGGCGTAGCTTGTAAAAGAGAAGCCCTTCTTCTGGCCTCTTTAGCACTTCTAGACCATGGGTTTTCTCTAAACCATTTATTATTATACCAATAAACGTGGTCTTTGTTTTTAGCCTGCCATTGCCTCTTCTTCTTTAGTAATTCGCTTTTGTCTGCCTTAGAGTAGTGGTTTCTCGTATTCTTGATTGCGCAAGTTTTACACCAGACCGCTAAGTTATATTTTTTACCTATGTGTTTGTGAAACTCTGAAAAAGGCTTCTCTAAAGAACACTTTGGACAAACTTTACTTTGCACAAGGTCGCCCCCTATAGTCAATCTTCCATATGGCCGTAGGTCAGTCTCCATCTACGGAGAAGCCCAATTTGTTTGTCTTTGATACGAGAGAATGGGCATTTTTTCATTGCATACTCTTTCTCGTTTCGACTCTTTAATCTCACAGATTTGTTGATTTTCTCAACAATAAGGTGGATCGCATCTAAAGGCATTTCCTCTAAACCGTCCCCCACAACCCTCTTAGCTTCTTCAATAAACTGACCTTCAAGGTCTGGTCTATGTACTAGAAAGTTGGATTCGTAAAGTTGATGAATAACATTGTCTTGATACTCAAGCCCTAAGTCTTCCCAAGGAAAGGGGGCCTCTACAGCCCAAGGTTTCCCAAAGGCTGTAAAAGGTTGAGTAACAAACAAAGGTCGTCTAGGGTCAAAGCGCAGTCGGGACACGCTAACCTCCTATAAATTAGGCAACAACCGTATCAATGAAGGCACCGAGTTCCGATGCAACAACTTTATGGTCGTAAGCCATGTTAACTTCAACAGCTTCGGCAATGCCTTCGATGGCAAGGAAATCACCAGTGTAGGTTTTAACGGTAATACCGTAACCCGAAGCATTTTCCAGTTCATCCCAAGTAAAGGTATAACCGGACGAAGCAACCATCTTACCAGCAGCGGGCGGGGTATAGAACATACCAACAGCTTTACCACCGATGAAAGCATTGCTTTCTGCAACACCTTCTTTGGAACTATTCTTGACAGCTTCCATCACCATAAATTCCGAAATCTCAAAAATTTCGGCCAGCTTGGCATCAGTGACCAGAGCCGTGTTGGTAACAGTTGCACCACCATTCAGGCGGCCAAGGATAACCGGGTGGTTAATAAGAATGTCACGGACTTCCTTACCAATAACCATTTTGTTCGGCTTAAAGCCACCCGATTTAAGTTGCATAGCGCGACGAATGTTCATCACGTCAACAATCGGGTTCGAGTTAGTGTAGTCATTCCACTGACGGACTTGGTTAGTCGTAGGCGCACCCGACACACCATCCCAATCTGTACCCCAGACACCGCCCTTAAAATAGGTATCAGCCCATTTAACTTCACGGTCAATCATCAGGAGTTGCGACAACTGAGCAGCACCAGCGGCTTTAATGTCCAGTGCTTCGTCTTCGTTAGCAATGGTTTCAAAGTCATAGTCTTGACCGAGCGAATAAACCTTCGTGGTATAGCTATCCTGCGAAAGCTTCATACCAACGCGGGGTGCGCGGGTGCGGGGTGCGCGTTCCTGCACTTCACCGACGCGATTGAATTGGTCGCGGTCATAGATGTAATATTTGTCAGTCTTTTTAGCCACCGAAACACGGGGGAAGACTTTATCCGAAACAAAGCCAGTCGTGTTTTGCAGATAGGCAATGGTCAGGTTGTTGAGGGGTTGGTCAATATGGACCGAAGCGGGAGTAAGCATAGCCATGTTTTATTTCCTTACTTAAACTAAATTAGGCCGCAGTTCCGTCACGACGCAGATCAATGGTAAACACTTGGCCCGAGACTGCATCTTCAAGAGCGGTCCCAAGGATAATGTTACCTGTCGTAGCAGCAACAGCTTTGCCAGAGGCGTTAGAGGCCACGTTAGCCCCACGAGTAATGCTACCAGCAGCAACCACTGTCACACGCCCGTCATAGGCCACAGCAATAGCTTGTCCGGCACCTGTAGCGGGTTGCAGAGCGACACCAATAGCACGTGCGCCAGCACCAGCAGGGTCAACTTGACCGTCAGAGGCGGGGCCAACAACAAAGTCGAATTGGGCGATAGCGGCACCCGAAATATAAGTGCGGGCGCGAATGTCTTCATAAAAAGCCATAGTAGTATTCCTTATTTCTTGCGCGATTGTTTCAGAAGTTCTTTGCCAGCGGCGGTTTTAATCACTTCCGCATAGGCTTGTTCATATGTAGTCTTCTTCTCCACTTGAGTTGCTTTTACCATTTCTTCAAGCTTCTCTGTGGGGGACTTCATGTCGTTCTCGCTATCTGTTTTTCCAACTTCCGAGAACATTTGGGCAAACAGTGCGTCAGCAGCAAGCAGAATTTCAAACAACTCTGTATCACCACCAATGGCTTTAAGCAGTTTACCTCTTTGCAGAGCAGTCCCTTTAAAATTAGGCAGCTTTTCGTTTGCCATCTTTTCAAGATCAGACTTCTCTTTTTCGGCCTTAAGAACTTCAAGTTGTTTTAGAACGGGGGCTGGAATAGACGACTTAACCACCATTTCCCCTTCAACCTCAACCATTTCTTCTTTTGGCTTGTTCTTCTCTACAGCATCCGCTTCGAGTTCAGCAACTTTAGCTTTCAGAGTCTCAATTTCCTCTTGAGCGGCAAGTGCTTCTGTTTTCCAAGATTTACGGGTTTTGCCTTTACCCTTGTCTTCTTCATCTTCGTAGTCTTCTTCCATCGAATCATTCTCGATTTCGGTTTCAATTTTCTTAGTGTCTTCGTCCATTTTGGGACTATCCTTCCTCTTGTAGAGTGCGACCTTTGCGAGAGGGTCATCCCCGGCATCAACCAAAGATACCTCAAAAAGATCGAGTTGTTTAAGTTCAATTGACATTTTGGACTTCCCTTAACGCTCGACCCCCAATACTAAAGGCCGATAATTTACCAGATTTAACTAAGTCCCAAACAGTATCGTCATAGACCTTTACGCAAATAACCCAACCTTCTCGGTCAGTGTTGATACCAAGGGCACTGGCAATTTCCTTGGTAATGGGGAGAGAGTGAACGATTTCACCAATCTGATCGCCTGTGTGCATAGCTTTTGCAGCCCTCACATCAAGCATAAAGTTAGTAGCGGCTTTAACTAGTTCATGGGGTCTAATAAACTCGTCACTATGATCTAAGCTAATTTCACCATTAACAGTAGAGACATAAGCCCAACCGTAGACCAGTCTTTCTTCTTCATTATATTTCAGGACATTCGCTGAAATAGATTTATTTACTGTATCCATATTATCTACTCAACTACAAGACAGTATTTTCAGGCTTTGGGCATCTAGCTTTAATCTCTTCTACCTTAGCAAGCCACTCTTCTTTAGTTGCCTCACCTCTTTGCCATTTAAAGAACAAGGGGTCTGCTTCCGCAGCTAGGGTAAGGCGTAAAATAGAATCTCTGTTTTGCTCTGCGGCCTCTCTTGCCGCTTGTAGAGAAGATTCATCTTTTTGAGCAACACTAACTACAGGTTCTCTTATAACCCACTCACCCTCAACTCTCTTATGAGTAATTAGTGTTTTATCGTCAACACCTTCTACCCACTCTGCATCTTTAAAAGGGATACCAGAGAAATGGGAAGCCCTTCCTTCATTATCAAAATGAACCCAATATCCAATCATTAAAGCCCCGTTTGCATAAGGTAAGCCATTTGCGCCGTGGTCGCACCGGCGGTCGCGCCGACGCTGACCTCCATCCTTTGTGCCATGGTCGTGGTGTCCGACGGGATGCTGGTGGTCAGCGTCCCTTCGGCCACGGCATGGGTGTCGTGCCGGATGACCAGATACCGGACCACTGCAGTCGCAGGTGGCATGTAGATACAGTATTCATAGCTTTCCGACCCGCCAATGGCCGGAAAGCTGGCCCCAAGATCGATGGGCGTCGCAGGAGTGGCATCGCCCCGGAAAATCCGAAGGTTTGCATCGGCGCTGTCAGCCCCAAGCAGGACGCACTGTGTTGCCGCAGCGTTGGTGCCAGCCTGAGCAGTATACTGGTTCCATAGACCAGCCCTAACGATCCCTGTGGCGGACCGGGCGGTAAAGCGCACCCATCCAGCATGGAAAATGCCCTGTCTGCCAGCTACACCTCCACGCATCCAAGGGGCGATATGATCCACCCTTACAGATGCCGTTCCGTTTGCTGTGTTGTTAGTGACCTGAAAGTTTCCGTATTCGCCGAAGTTGCTCGCTGGCGGTCCGTTCGCCGGGTTGGTCGATCCGGTGCCACTGACGGTCGCGTTTGCATAACCGTCAAAGCCGGGGGCAGCACCACTGCGCGGCTGGATAAGTTGCGACCGAGGTGTAAGGCTGAAAACGTCTCGCGACTGGCTGACCAGCTTCCACCGGCCAAGGGTCGCGCTGTAGCGTAGACGCACCGCCTCTTGCGGCAGGACCCATAGGACGTAACGTCCACCCGGAAACTTGCCGATGCGGTTCGCCGCCGTGCTTTGCCCACTCTCTGCACGAAGGGCAACTATATAATCACTGTCATTTACTAGTGTAACTTCTTGATCCGTCGCACCTGCAATTAGTCCACTAATTAAGCTGTTTGTGGTCGGTTGTAGTTTAATAATACCAACAGTAGAATCAAAACCAGAAGGATTCCAGTTAGCTTGGTTCGCAGAAGAGGCAGCGGCAATAATCCCAACACTACTACTAGAAGGTGTTGCAAAAACTCCATCCGCTCTTAAAAAGGTAGTAGAGCCACCCGGAAAAGTATGCTCTGCTCCTGTGATACTGTGCTGGAAATCTGTGATTTGAGATTTTGTATGGGTATGCGTAACATTAGCATACAGCGTATCAAAGTAGGATTTGAGATTAGACTTAATGCTTGCCCAAGAGAACTTTCTGAGGATATTAGAACTTGCGCTATCCATCAAGCCAATTTGATCTGCATCTACTGGCGTAGCTTTAGAGGCAGCAGAATTAATTAGACTCCCAATAGTCTGTGCAGTCTCCGCAGGAGCAGCAGCTAAAGCTGCGGAATTAAAGTCCGTAACATTAGATGCAACATGGGTGTGGATAGTATTTGCTTTTCCAGAAAGAGAGGTATCTACTTGAGACTTTGTATAATACCTAGCGTCTCCACGGGTGTCATTGTGATACTGTGGGTGATCATCTGCACCAAGGCCAGTCAACTCTCCATGTACAGTAACACCACCACCACCCCCAGAAGGAAGGGTCACTTCAAATTTCTTGTTATTATTGCACCCGAGGATTAATTTATCCCCTTCCACAAGAACAGAGTGGATGACGAAATGATCTGGTGGGATTCCAGAACCACCACCCATAGACTGAACAATGGTGTTAATTTGGGCTTGCCCAATGTTTTGGGCTTGTCCATCAGAGTATCTAACAATAACGGAGCCATCGGTAGAAATAGCAAGGTTTTCAATGCTGCGTCCGTCTTTACCGGCATCACCTTGATCCCCCTTATCCCCTCTGTCTCCTTTATCCCCTTTATCACCCTTTAGACCTTGATCACCTTTGTCACCCTTTAGACCTTGGTCTCCCCTGTCACCTTTATCGCCTTGCTCACCTTTGTCACCCTTTAGACCTTGGTCTCCCCTGTCACCTTTATCCCCTTGATCGCCTTTGTCTCCCTTGTCACCTTTAGGGCCTACAAGTTTCTCAAGTTTGTAGATTTTATGTAACTCTTCTGTGAGTCTTTTTTCTACAGTGGCATTAGCCAGTAGAACCATCACGGGGCTAATTTGAGACATTGTAGGACCTTTAGGTTATTCGAGATTGGGTTTGCCTTTGAGGATTTCAAGAGCAGCTTCTTGCAGCATTTTAGAAACAGGATCTTCCTCTTTAGGGAGTTGTACTGGTTTTTTTGCTTCAAGTTCTCTCACTTTATCTTGTTCAGCTTTTCTCTTGGCTTCTTCTCTGTTGCTAAGATATGCTTCTGGATCAAAATCAATTTCAGCAGTTTCCATAAGATCAGAAACAACCTCAATTTGGTCTGCAAGATTAATTTCAGCATTATTAATGTTACGTAAGAAAGCAGCAATCTCTTTAAGATCGTGCGGGGCAACATCACCAGCTTCAAGTTTAGGCATAGTTTCGACAGGAAGGCCGTTTAACTTCCAAAGCCTATGGACAAGTTGTTTGTTTAATACATCAACAATAGTGTTGATATAACTTTCAAGTGAACGTAAAAATAAATCTGTCTTAGATTTACTAAGGGCGTAAGAGCCATTTCCGCCACCACCAAGCATCATAAACTCTGCCATGACAGAACGGGCAATATCATGTTGATAGCGACGAACAACAGGGTCAATGTCAATAGAACGTGAGCCATTAGCAGTAATGAGTTCAAGGTCCATTAATCTTTGATTAGTAGGCTTACCATCAGCATCAACATAAAGATCAGAGGGAAGCAAAGCATAGCCTTGCTCATTCTTCTTTAAGTCTCTGAGAATTTCTTCAAACTTAGAACGCAAAGATTTTTGATTGTCTGTTGCGTCCCCTGCAAGGTATTCCGCTGGCATACGACCAATAGGAACACCGTGTAGTTCCCGCTCAATAGCAATAGCTTCGATTTCTTGAATACGATTTAAGTATTGATAAGAAACATAGGCATTTCTTAATACCGACCGACCAGAAGGGTCATTGTTTAAAGTAGTTGTTCTATAGTAAATAGACTTATTAGCCGGAATGAGAACAAGGGGTTTTCCCCAAGTCATATCCTGCCACATACCAAGAATTTCACCACTATCCCTGTCAACTTCAAACTTATTAACAGTCCAAGGCGCGCGGACAGCAATCTTTTTTACACCAAGCCTACCATCTGTATACTTAGAAGATTTCTTTGGGTTGCTTGTTTGACCACCACGAACTTTATATACAACTTCAAACCATGCGAAGCCATATGTAAGGTGGGAGAGTGCTTCTGAGATATGGTCATCAAGCGAGTGGTCCATATCGTCTAAAACTTCTTCTAAGAACTTTGCTTCTTTTTTAGCTAATTCGCTATCGTCTGCTGGCTTAACTTTAATCTTAACATCACGCAAAGTTTGTTCAACAGCATACATAATAGCACCAATGATTGCGTTATTATCACGCATTTCTTGGTATTTTCTGATAGCTTTTTTGCCTTTAAGTTCTTGCAGAAATTCATCTGCTCGAATATCCCCGGTGTAGGTATTACGACCCGACACACCTAACTCAAGTTTTGCTTTTGGTTTGCTGAGTTCGCTCATACTTGTTACCTTAATGCTAGACCTTTGTTGTCAGAGTATGCAAGTTGTAGATCAGGGTGAGAAATACCTTTTAAAGCTAACTCTGTGATAGCCCACACCATAGCATCTAGTCTATCTGGTGATCCTACAGAGCCTAAAGGTTCCCACTGAACCATCTGATCTTCTAATGCGTCTAAACCTCTAGTGTGTTTTACTCTCCCTCTCTCATAAAGGGAAGACACAGGTTCCGCTCTTGCAAATTTGCCCCGTGAGGCATGAACTAACTTAATTGGGATTGTTTCATCTACGGTCTTAAACGTATGTCTGACCATTTCTCCACCTTGGTTTCGCTCCGCAACAATACGGTCAGCTTGATATAGGTGGTAAAGTTCTACAGCTTTAGATGCCCAACCTTCCGGGGTAAACCTCTCGGTTGCATCTTGGAGAACGTAGCAAACTCCATTCACATCTATTCCAGCCACGACAATACCTGTCATGTCTGATTCTTCATTAGTAGTAACTTGTGGGTCAACAGCCACAACAACCCTATTAAGGGTCTTAGCAAATTCTACCGTATCTTCTATTTCAATTTCGCACTTAGAAAGTAAATCTCTGTTCCATAGGGCACCAGAAGCTTCATCTAAGATTTCAGCATAAAGTTCTTGACGACCAATGCGGGAACCTTCATACTGACTTTTAACAGCTTCAATATAGGTTGTAGCTAGATTAGCAGAGTTCTCAAAGGTGGAACCCCTAACAGTCAAGGTCTTAGGATTTTTTAGTATGTCTCTAATTAACTTTGTAGGTTTGGGTGTAGTAGTAATAAAAACTCTAGGGTGCTTACCTAAACGCAAGCAAAATTGCAGCATATCCCAAGTGTCTCTATCTCTGTTCCAAGCACACAACTCATCACACCAAGCTCCGTCGCCTTGGGGTCCACGCAATCTTTCAGGTTCTTCCGCACTAAAGAAAGTGACTGTGGCACCATTGGCCCAAGTCAATGTTCTCTTAGTTGGCGACCAATCAGGGTATCCCATTTCTTGACCAGAATAGGTTTTATCGCCTTTCCAGCAAATACTTAAAAAACCACTCTCACCTTTTACCATAACTCTTTCAATATCAGAGTTGGTAGCAGCGACAGCTAGAAGTCTTCTTTTACCTAATTTTACCTGCTCACGGCACCATTGGGCACCTGCCCAAGTTTTACCCCACCCTCTACCAGCCAAAGCTAGGAAAGTGTTCCAGTCCTTACTTTCATCTGGGATTTGCTCAGGCCTAGCCCAAAACTTATAGTTATAAAGTAGTTCTTCTGCTTTCTTGGGGTCAAGTTTAGAAATGGCATCTGCAATATCATAACCAAGTGATCTTAGATCATCTGCATGAAGTGGGAGGCCATTGAGTCCATAAGTATTCATGTGGAATACCTCGCATAAAAACCTTTAGTCTGATGCACGTTAGTTCTGGAACTAGGTAGATCGGGGTTTGCTTTTAAAGTCTCATATAAGAGGCGTATACTTACTTTATTACTCTTTGCCCAAGCAACAACAGAGACCCTACTAGCAACTTTTTCTCCTGCTAAGTATATATCTACTGGTTTTAAAACTTTTTTAGGTCTATTCTTTGCAATAAAACTTTGCTTAAATCTAGTTTCATCTTTGATGATGCGTTTAGAGTTTGCTACACCAATTTTTCTTTTTGTTTCTTCCGTGTGCCCGCCTGCAGAGGGACTTTTTACCCCACCCACTCTAATATTCCATCCTATAGACTTAAAAGGACGTAGGGTATACTCCTGCCATAAAGCCTCTTCCTCAGAATCAAAACAACCTATTATCTGGTAGGTTAGCTTTTCACCATACTTTTTTATAGCTTTTTGTATTGGATAGTTGTATCTAAAATTTCTATGCTCTGACCAGCGTCTTTTTGGATCAGTAGTTACTCCTACATATCCTTCGTCTAATCCCATGCCTTCAAGCTTGATGTGATAGACGTAATGCATAGGTTAATCGTCCTTATTCAGCCCTAACTTGGTGAGCAGATCATCAATAGCAGAGGTATCGTGATCCACAGAAGTCTCTGGGTCCCTTTCCTCAACAATAATCTTTTCACTCCAACCAAGTCGGGTTTTGGCTAAAAGTTCTAAAGCCCGCATGTCTCCGTCAACAAGGGCTTTTTCCATAATTTTTGCCCCAACACCAGCATGAAGGCCAGCACGGGCAGCTACAATGTCCCCTCTATAAAGCTTATAGAATGTGGCATAAGAGCCGGGACCATTCTTCATTTCTTTTACTTCATCGAACAGGACTGCCATAGTGACACCCTGCGCGATACGGGCGCGAATAGTTTCCGCAATCTTATTATCGTATGGCAGGGCTTGGTTACTCATGTCTACAGCTTTCAAGTTTTGAAGGTGTTAGGTATGGAGCGGCCAGAGGGACTCGAACCCTCACTCTAACGCTTGGAAGGCGCAGGTCATAACCCATATGAGTGGACGCTAAAATGAAAATGGTTGCGACCGAGGGATTTGAACCCCCGACCTTTGGATTATGAGTCCAACGCTCTACCAGACTGCGCTAGGTCGCAACATTAACCGATTCCGCTAGAAAGGAGAAAAGAGCGGCGATACTCCAACCTCTGCTCGGTTGCACACAGAGAGGGAATTGATTTAGATTATTCAGGTATGGTGCCCCCGGTAGGACTTGAACCCACGACATGCTGATTACAAATCAGCTACTCTACCATCTGAGTTACAAGGGCTAATTGCTGGCCTAACAGGCGATCTTAATGGGTATTTCAGGGTTTCTGGTTTGCCAGCACTACTATAAACCCTTTTTCGTATTTGGCAAAGGTGTAGAGACTTGCACTCTATCTAATGGTTTTGGAGGCCACCGACGAAACTATATCGTATCACCCTTATATACCTATTTACTGTCTAACCTCACCCTAAAGATAAAGTGCATGTCTAAAGTTAGAGGCCAGATAGAAAATAGATGGGGTTTACCTATACCACCCCAAAGGTTTTAGTCTTAGTTATCGCTCACAACAATATCATCGGCAGTTCCAAGGATACCATCAGCACCCGGAAGGGTTTTAGAGCCAACTCCCCAAAAAGCCGTCACAACAGCACGTGGGCAGTTCCCACCATCTTTTGCAGCAAGGTTGGAATAGCCACCTTTATCCACGAAGGTGCAACCCGAAGCCTCAACAAATTCCGGCCACGACATAGTAACACGGTTAGGGACATCTGCAAAAGCCGGGAAAGCAAAGACGGCAACGGCAGCAGCGATAGTAAACAGTTTAGTCATTTTATTCCTTTCTAAGGTTAAGATAATTGTCAGGTCGTTTCGTCCCCTGACGTGCCAATTGGACGAGAACACTTAAACGCAGTTCCCTGCGGGATAAGATAAGGCAGCGGCCACCAAGAGCATAAAT